GCTTTAGTCATGAAATACACAAATGCAATTCGTGAGTTTTTTGTATCTCGCCCATTTCATTCATTTGTTGATATCGACTATGAATCATTAGAGCCGCACATTTTTAGCGCGGTTTCAGGCGATAAAGGCTTACAAGACATCTTCAATAAAAATCAAGACTTCTACTCAACTATTGCAATTATGACCGAACGGTTGGAAGGCGTTTCTGCTGATAAGAATGCACCAAACTATCTTGGAAAGATTAATAAGGCTGCACGTCAAAAGAGTAAATCCTATTGTTTGGGTGTTCCATATGGAATGGGCTCTTTCAAATTGAGTAAGGAGTTAAATATTTCTCAGGACGAGGCTCAACGATTAATTGATCAATACATGAGAGCGTTTCCAAACTTAAAAAAATGGATGGACACTACGGATGATTCGGTAAAAAAACTAGGTTATGTAACCTCTTTAGTAGGTCGTAAACGTAGGATGCCAGAAGCTATTACGATATTACGTGAAACTGGACCGTGGATATTTGATTCTCTAGAGTTGTGGAAACAGTTCCACGAAAGCCCTACACTGTATGAGGAAATGAAAGAGAAAAGACGTAAGATTACAAATTATATCAATAACGGGCGTAACTTTCAAATCCAATCGTTAGCCGCATCAGTAGTAAACCGCGCTGCAATCGCTGTTAATAGAGAGTTTATTAAACATAAAATCCCAGCCTTAGTTATATGTCAAATTCATGATCAGTTGGTTATTGAGGTAAAAGAGGAATTTAAAGCTAGAGCCGCTACTATTGCGCAAGAATGCATGGAATCTGTTATAGAACTGCCAGTAAAACTTAAAGCGCCGCCGGCGTTTGGTAAAAACTTTGCAGAATCACACTAAGGAGTATATATGCAATATTTGGGTGGAAAAGAAAAAGTAGCAAAAAAAATTGTAGAATTTTTAGAAAGTAAAAGAAAACCTGGACAATTATTTATAGATGGAACTGTTGGGGGTGCTAGTATAATAACTAGAATGTCAGGGGATCGATTAGGAATAGATGTGCATAGTTCATTAATTTGTTTATATAATGCAATATTAACCGGATTTGAACCTCCTAGTGCAGTTTCAGAATTAGATTATGAAAATGCTAAAAGTCTACCAGATAACAACCCTTTAAAAGCATTTATTGGTTTTGGATGTTCTTTTTCTGGTAAATACTTTAGTGGATATGCAAGAGGTAGTATAGATAGAAATTATGCGCAAAATGCAAAAAATTCTTTAGAAAAAAAATTTAAAAATAAAATAGGACTCTCCTTCAAAAATATGTCTTTATTTGATTTAGATGTAGAAGGGGCTTTAATATATTTAGACCCGCCATATGCTAATACTACTAAATACAGCGTTGATTTTAATTACAATAAGTTTTGGGATAAAGTAAGAGATCTTAGTAAAAACAATTTAGTGTATATTTCTGAGTATAGTGCACCGGAAGACTTTAAGTGTGTATATGAATTTAATAGAAATTTAGAAATGCATTGTAATCATGCTGAAAAAATAAGGATTGAAAAAATATTTACTAAATCGGAGTTCCAATGTTGATTAAAATTGCCCAAGAAACAATCGATAAATGCACGTTATTCGCGCAAGAATGCGCCCAAACTAATAAATATTATGCTTCACGTGGACAAGCTAACCTGGATAAGATTACGCAAGACATTATCACGGGGAAATTGGGAGAGTTTGCGGCGTACGAACTGCTCTCCTCAAAATTTGCCGATACGACTTTACCTGATTTAGAGATTTATAGGGGTGGACGTAAATCCCATTCTGCAGACTTAACCGCTGGAGGTCATAACTTTAGCGTTAAAACGCAATCAATTGATTCAGTAAAACGCTACGGCATGAGTTGGTTGATGGAAAAAAGTTCCCTTCCGAAATTTGAGGGGCACTACGTTATTTTGTGCATGGAAATAGAAAAAGGTTTACTTTTGATTCAAAACGTGGTACAATTTAGTGATATGTTGGCAGTTCAAGCGGAGCCAAGATTGAAGCATTTAAAAAGTAAATGCGCATTTTATTATAACGATATGATGCTAAAGGATATACCATGATTACGCGTGATGAGGTTTTAATGGGACGTGATAAAGAATACCCATTAACGCCCGAATTAGAAACAAAGCTCAATAATTTACTCATTGCAGTTAATAAATTACGTCAACTATATGGTAAACCAATGTCCGTATCTTCTGGCTACCGTCCGGGACATTACAACACAAAAGCGGGCGGCGGCAAAAAGTCGGCGCATTTAACGTTAGAAGCAGTAGACTTTAAAGATATATCTAGGGAATTGACAAACTTTTGTACTGATGAAATATTAGAAAAATGTGGTCTATTTATGGAAGACCCAGCAATAGCCACAACGTGGGTCCATTTACAGCTTCGTAAGCCTAAAAGTCGTGTAGATGGAAGAACTAGAGTATTTAAACCATAAAAGGATAAATTATGAAATCATTCATCACTGGAATCGCAGCGGCAATTATCGGAGCTATCGGCTTTATTTTTCTTTTTTTCCGTAAAGGCGGGGCTAGTGTAGAGTTCACCTCAAAATCTGCAGCGCTTGATAAAAAAGCGGATGAGGTTAAGGCGGAAGTTAAAGCGCTTGATGAAAAAATCGGTAAACCGGTTGAAGATAAGACGCTAGAATCTGAACTTGACTATTGGAATAAGGAGAAAAAGTGAGATTATTCTTATTTTTTATATTAATAGTATCCTGTAATTCAGCAAAATTTTCTGAAGGTCAATTTATTTGTAATAAGGCTGATCCAACAGGTAATGTGGTACGTTATAAAGTTTTAGAGGTAAACGGCTCAACATACGAACTACTCAACTGGCAACATTTATCAAATTATAAAGTTAATATTAACGAAATTGATAATGAATATACATCATGCATCGATAAGGAGTAACTATGAGATACGCACTAATCGCACTACTAATAGTAAGACTGGCTCACGCCGAAATGACCACCCTCAAAAAGGGCGATGTAGCGCCGTATGATGGAATTTTGTCTGATGCCGCGCAAATGAAAGAGTTTAGACAAATTAACGAAGATAAGAAAAATCTTGAGTTGCAGAACCTCAAGCTTAAAGATTTATCCGCTATCCAAGATGAAAGAGTTGAGCTTTATAAAAGTGAACTTAAATCTTCTGAGGCACGTAGTTTTTGGAAATCAGTTGGATACTTTACTTTAGGTGTTTTAATTACTGGATTTGCTGCAAAAGTAGCTATTGAGTCAACAAGGTAGGTAAGTTATGAAAAAAACAAAAAAAAGAAAAAAAGTAAAATCAAAAACAATAGTAATACCCAGCGGTAGTGGGGTAGATTTAAAAGACTTAACCGAAGGTAACATGTTTTGGGCTTATTTAACATTCGGATTAATTATAATTATTCCTACTTTTACCTACATATATGCAACATACTATAAGGAGTTTTAAATGTATCATAAACAAAATTTAACTAATTACCCACTACTAGAAGCTTTAAAAATAATAAAGGATACCCATAAAGATTCTTATCTTGATGCGCTAAAATTAGCATCTCGTTTTGCATTAGAACTAAAAATGGATCACTTAAGTAAATTAATGTTTATAGACGCATATGTAGCTGGTGTTTTGATGGAAAGACATTATGAGGATCACAAGGGGGGTTTATGAAACTAATTTTATCACTTTTATTAATCGGATTATTAGGACCTGGATGCTCTCTTCTAGAACCTAAAAATGAGACTCCACGTCGTGAACGTGACCGCGAAGCTATGATTGATTGCGCTAAAAGACTTTACGATGTGGGTATGTCTGAGGAAGGGGTTAGAGCGATTTGTAATGATGCTATGGGAAAGTTGAGTAAGTAGTTATTTTATTTTTTTAAGGTACTTGCCAAACTCTAATGCGCCTGGACGTGCTTTGTCTTCGCGCATTTTACGTTCAAGCTCTTTATCAGCCATAAGTTGGTCTAATTTCTTTTTTGAATCCATTTTATCAACTTCAGACTTCATTTCATCCATACTAAAAGGTAGAGGATTGAGGAGTTCCGCGCCCGATTTTACAACGTCTTGCGCCATAACGGGTTCGCCCTTTAACGCTTGATATCCTAAAGAGCCTATGGCGGCTAAAGCACCTAGTTTTCCACCAAACTTTCCAGATTTTCCCGGAACTTTTGTATAACCTTTATCAATCGGAGCCGGTCCTTCTTTTATTCGCGTGTAAGAATGCTCTGGCATTGGCGCGTTACCGTCTATCTTTGTATAACCTTTTTCGTTAAGTTCATCAAACTTGTTTTTTTTACTCATTAACGCTTTTTTAAATGCCTCACTCACGGAGCCTCCGACTTATCACTAACTTCAATCTTACCTTTTTCGGCGGTCATACGTCTACCTAAGTATGCAAACAGACAACCAAAAAATAAATAGTTGGCAGCGTCAAGATCGATAGCTCCAAATACGTTAGCAATTTTACCAATTTGACCAAATAATGCAGTGTTAAATGAGATAAAAGCAAAAGTAGCGGTAATTGAGGGTTTGCCATCTACACGGATCATAGGTAAAGCTATGCCGTGTTCATTCATCTTACGAAAAAGTTCTTTTATCTTTTCCACGACTAAAGCCCTTTAAAATGTTTAAGCGCGACTAATATTGAGGAAACAAGCGCGGCAACGGTTGCGGCAATTTTTAGCACGTCCGTAAAAGCAATTGGTTTCCCTAACTCAATCACATTTTTATCAATTCGATCCACTTCATTTTTTAAAGCAATAGACCTAACTTCAACATCTTTCTCTAATAAATCTGTACGACGAATGTGATATTTTAGATCGGATTCCATTCGAATTTGACTTTCACGAATTTCTTTTAACTCTTTTCTGAAATCATCCATGTCTTACACCGATTAAAATCCTTTAGCGTTGAAAAATAAAACAAAACTAGATAGAATCCCGCTTGGCTGAGTTAAGACAAATCTAATCCACGGATAGTATACATCAGCTTTATTTGCTTGAATTGATCCAGTAGCAGTAATGTTGTCTGATCCAGAAGTTAAATCAAACCAAGTTCCAGTAGCAGGAAAATTTGGATTATAGTCTAATGAAAATTGAACTTTGAGAGAGGCTCCAGAAATTGCAGTTTTTGCAACTGTATGAGTTCCGCCGCCTGCAGCCGCTGTAATATCAACCGCGGTTCCAGCTATTGCGTTTGCTACAGAGGAAGCTACTTTAAATGTAGAAGATGATACTACAATTGCGTAGTATGTTGTCGCTAAAGCTAATCCATCGGGTAATACGCCCGTAGTAGTTAAAGTAAACGCTTGACCAGTTACTAAATCGTGGCTCGCGATTGTAATTAGATCCGTTCCAACATTTACATCCGCATCAACAAACGTTTTATTTGTTAATGCAGCTACAGTAAAGTTTGAGGCGTAGCAATATCCACCCATATGCTCAACCGTTATAGGGTCGGACGTTTGGGTGTAAGTATTATTTGTTAAGTCAAATATTGTGTCATTATAAATTCTCATAATAGTTTTCTCGCTTCTTCACGTTTTTGTTTTACATCAGATGGAATTTCTACACCAGAATCCATAAAACGGATAACATACCAATCCGAACTTGCAAGGTATTGTTTTGCTTCTAATTTAGCTTTAGATAAAGCTACCATTTCAGAGATATCTAAAATTTCCGAAGTAAACTCAGAAGGCATCTCTACTTCAACTTCATCGACTATTACTTTACGTTGTGGTAATCGATTTGGCTTTCCAATTTGTTTATCTAACCATTCTTGCGCCAATTCCTTTGATTCAAACTGGGCAGACCATGATAGATCTTTTTCTACATTTTTTATATTTACTTGATACATATTATTTAATCCTTGCTATTGAGATTGCGTTTTTCTTACCATCAGCTGTTAAATTTTGAGTAGAATCGGAATCTTGTTTTGCTCTAATACCGATTGTGTCACCTTTAGCTAAATCTAAAACAATTGAATCTTTATTTCCAATTCTTATAGAGGAGGCTGAGGTAAAAACAAAATAATCATCAATAATTACAGAAGTACTGTTTTTTTCAATTTCTCCAATACTAGATTCTCCTAATTCCCAGGCAGTAGTTCCACCCCATAAAAATTTGTATGAAATCAAATATTTACCGGCGACTGGACAAGTCCACACTCCTGTACTAGAATTCATCGCTAAATGGGTATCATACACTCTATCGTCCCAAACGATTACAGCACCTGTAGCTCCTGTATTTATATTCTGCCCAGCATCTGTCGTGTATTCACAAGCTACAACTTCGTCCATTCCAATGGTTTGATTACCTTGAATTTTAGCAATATAAATTGCCGATCCACCTTGATTTGCTTGAATATCATAAGAAGTGTCGGCTGCAGATTGAGAAGAAGCAGTTATTGCGTCTCCTTTGCTACAATATTGTACGCATACTATGTTATTCATCCACGAAGTAGAATCTGCAGTAGCTTCTCTAATTGCAACCGACCCTCCATTAACAGCAATTCTTATAGTATTTTTTTCTGCAGATGTATAACTTGTTAAATATAATTGAGCAGAGATAAAATAAAATCCAGCTTCAGGAACTGTGTACGTTCCAGTACTAGTGTTAAATCCTCCAGCCGAGTCACTTTCAACGGTGTTAAATACTACAGTTGTTGCAGAAGTTGATGATATAGTTTGATTTGATGAGGCTCTGTACGCTCTACATACAATAACTTGATTGGTTTGTTGCGATGGCACGGTTATTGAGGAGGACCACCCAACTATTGGAATACTTATCCCTCTAACTAATACGGAATCACTAGCGCCAAAAGTAAATGGGGCTGTGTTACTAACGTTAGAATATGTACCATCTCCATCATCTTTATAAATTGCAATACTTGTTGTTGAGTTATACCCAGCGTACACTAAGTAATTATCTACACCAAAATCTCTAGCCGTACCACCGCCAAAAATATTTACCGCTCCACTGTTTGATATTTTTGTTGTGTCTACTACAAAACCAGTTGGTAAATTAACAGTTAAATTTGCAGCGGTAGGCGCTCCAGAAGTACTAACTGTTATATCTAATTCTAGAGAATCCCCCACTCTTCGATATTTTCCAGTATATGTTGTGTTTGCAGACCATGAACCAGTTGGTGTGTAAGATTGCCAATCAGTAACAATTGCACCTTGAGAAACTTGGCTTGGTGATAAAATAAAGTTATCAACTTTAATAGTATAAGCACTAGCATTTGTGCTTGCGCAGTGAAGGATTAAACGATATGATGTTGAGTTTGAGGAGGTTTGGAAGTTTCCGATGTACAATCCATACCCAGCGTTTGCCTGCAAGTCTCTTGCATTACCTTCAATAAGAAGAGAGTTTGTAACGTCGTATAAAAACACACGATAATCGGCTGCAACATACGCACTTGAAGTTGTAAAATCAAACGAAAGCTGTAACACTTTACCTTGATCAGCCGTGTCGATTGTAAAATCTGTACTGATACCTTCGCCTTGGCGGTTAGCAGCATCTTTAGTGATTATACCTGATCCAGATCCACGTAATGGACTTGAACTTGAAAAAGTAAAAGTTGTTGTAGCAACGCCGCCAGTTCCATTTACAGGAACCACACCAGCCGCGTCCGCATAGGTAGCCCACGAAGTAGTTGAGGAATCGATGTTGTAGTTTGCTATATAAGTCTTAGCATCTGAACCAAATCGTTGCCAGTTTCCTTCTCTGTATTCCCATAGACCTTTAGAACGTGAAGTACCGTCAGAACGAAAAACCATCCCTTCTGCAGGGTTAGATGGATCAGCTGATTGAGGGCGGTAAAGCTGGGTTGTAAATTTGGGGTTGTTTCCTACGTAACTAATCTTGGACTCCTTATTATACGGCTATTAACCGTGGGCGTTTCCGCCTGTAATATTCAATATATCTGGGCTTTTATATGAAAAAACGTATCCACTATGAGTTTTTCTAATCCCACGCAAACAAAGACTAATTTTAGAACTAATTCCACCTATAACCCCTGCGCAAATGCCTTTAGAGATAAAAGGACCTAAATACTCTACAATTTTATTATCTACAACTTTAACTGCATAAAAAGGTTTTGCTCCTTTTGCCAAAGCTTGATTATTTCTTCTAGTTTCTGTATGTTTTTTATTTGTAAGAGTTTTTGCTATATTTAATTTCCAGTCTTTAGTTAATTTATATTTTGATCTTGCAACTTTTAACTTTTCTATAGTTTCTTTAGATTTTTTGACACCAAGCGCCGGTTTTTCACCACCACAAGATATGTTATATCCAAAATTTCTATCTTGCAAATTCCATAGTTTTATTAATTTTTTTTCTAAATAATAACAAGTTTCACTTGGTGCATTAGATATTAAATATTTAAAATTGCAATTTTCCCAGCCATATTTTAAAATAGCTTTTGTAACTAACATATTTTTATAATAACATTTACTATGCTGTCTCTTGCGAACACCTGTATGACTTTCAATTCCAACATATTTTTTATTATTTGGAAATGTAATACAGTAAACATTCATACTAGATTACCCACCAATTTCCAGAGCCATCAGCTACTAAAGTAATTGATTGATAAGTTTGATCCATTGTGTAACTTGCCGCTACGCCTTCAATGGTTTCAGACCCAAAACGTACAATTGTAATATTATTTACGTTTGCGCTACCAGTTACATCTTTTATAATTATTTCTGTTCCAGACACTGGAGATGGTAACGTTAAACTACGCGCCGCCGCTGTACTTACTAAATGAATAGCATTTGTAGTAAGAGTTACATCTGAACTAACGTTAACAATTGTACGAAGTTTTGCTTGTTTAGCATCTAATTGTGTTTGAATTGCAGAAGTTACGCCGTTAACATACCCAATCTCGGTTGAGGTAGTGGTGGCGTGTGTTGGTATGCCGTTAGCATCTGAAATTAAAGCTCTAGAAGCCGTAATCGCCGCCGCCTCAACTATTGCACCTGCGGATGATTGTATAACACGATTATTGTTTAATGCAGTGCTAGAGTTAGTACCACCTAAAGCAACTGATAAGGTTCCACTTGATACTAGATTTTTACTAGCATCAGTTAAAACTATTTGACTTGCTGTTAAGGCTGCAGATTGAATTACGCCGTTTCCAGTTACAGAAAAAGTAACAGAGCTTGCATTGTTCATCCCTTCAAAAACAGTGTCTGTATCAGCCGCACTTCCGCGCCTAATAGTTAAAGCACCTCTAGTTGAGTCGGTTAGTACTTCTGGAGTTACACTATTATCATATGCTTGTTGTAAATTTGTAGTAGAAGATCCTGCAGCCGCTCCTACTGTATCCCCAAATCTACCAACTCGAATAAACCTAGCTTGTGATGTATTACTTAAATCTGTAGCTGTTTTTACAACAGAAAGAATCCCAATTAAAACTGAGTTGTCTGTTACGTTTGAAAATGTTGTAAAGGATTCTGTTTGGATACCTTGAATTGCTGCAGATAAAGAACTGTAAACGGTTTGTCCATATTGAATAACAAGATTATTTAGTGCGTTTAAATAAATTCGTTGATTTGTTGTTGCATTAGATCCGCCACCAACTGGAGTAATAGTTCCGGCATTATCGTAATTAGCTGGATCAATTGCAGTATTACCAGAAGAACCATTTCCAGTTTGAGTGCGATATGTGAAAGTTGCGGCGGTAGCCGACCCTGTAACAATCCTATTTGGGTCAGCATCATTAGTTGTGTAATTAACTCCCATTCCAAAAATATATCCAGAACTTTTATTTATATTTAAGTTAGCACCATTTGCAGATATAATATTCCCATCTGAAATTAAATTAAATTCTTGTATTAAATCTCTAAGTTGAGATATAGGGGATGCGGCTACTGAATACCTAGGAGTAACAGCATTTACTGTAGTTAAGTTAGCATGTCCAAGTTGTGCTAAAAGAATCACACTCCGAAGAACTTCATTACTTGGAAATGACGTATATTGAGTAATAGTTCCAGCCGTGTCTATAGCTATAAAAGATTGTGGAGAAGTTCCTAAGTTAGTTACGGTAACTCCAGTTTGAGTTGACCATGAAACGTTGTAAACTACAGGAGCAGTTGGAGTAGTCCAATCATCAATAATCATTCCCGTACCAGAAGCGACATCAATCTTTGTGGGATCAGCATTGATTGTGACAGCTCCTCCGGAAATAATCCCGGATGATAGACTTAATTTAACTTTCGCAGAAGATTTTTCTGGAGTAACTGCGTCAGTTGCAATAGTTGCCGCTACTGATCCAGGACCGGATGCGGTTACGTCCCCAGTTAAAGCGGTTATATAATTACCAGTAGGTTGTTTTTCTGTGTCTAATTCGTTGATAGCAGCTTGTACATTAGTAGCTGCAATACTACCAGCTGGAACATTTATAATTTGAGAAGCTTTGTCTAGTACAATATCAAAATTTGAGGTAAACGGATTAAACTTAGTTCCCACAATTAACTCTTAGTTACGGATGATAAGAGATTGCTTCCATCGTATGCTAAAGTTAGAGTAGCAACTGTAGTTCCACCAGACCCACCAGTTTTGTATACTGCGGTCTCAATTTCACCAACGCCATTTCCAGAAGCTACATAAGTTAGAGCGATATAATCAAAAGCTTCAGCTACAAAAGATCCGCCAACCCTTGCATTTATTTCTTCAACCTGAGTAAGTATTGCATCAACTGTTACTTCAGTAGCTCCACCAGAAGCTGCAGCGGTTTGGGGATATATGAATGTACTCATATTAAGCTCCCTTCGATTTTAACGTAACATTTGCTGTTAGTGATCCAGTTCCAGAACTTCTAGTATAAACCAGTTTTAAATGTGTAAAAGGAAGCTCATTGAGGATAAGGTCGTGATTTCCACTTGCTCCAGAAATTGAGATAGTTGATCCAAAATCTAAAGCGCGATAAGTTCCGTTTGCACCGTTTTTGGCTTGAACTTCTAAAGTTCCTACTGGAGATGAACCAGTCCAAAATAGGTATATTGATCCGTAATCTTCGCCGCCAACTTCAATTTCAGAGGATGTCTGAGATGCACCAATACTAACCGCATCAAATGCTAAATAACCGTAAATAACGTTTTTTCGTGACAAGACATCCCCCTTATAAGGCAAACGCCTTTATAGGGCGTAGATTTATACCTTATCTGGGATTTCTTACTATTTTATGTCGTTCTGTATTCGTTGGTTTTCACTAGGATAAGATGTAAAGTTGGCGTTTGGATTACCTTGGGGTTGCGGGTTTGCCTGCTCTTGTCCTGGCTGACTCATAATTATAGCTGCCGTTTCTTGATTTAAAGACGGATCTAAGTCCATTCCTAATAATAACGATAGTTTTATTCTTTTATTATACGGTATTTGCGACGGATTGTCTTGTACAGCACTTTGTACCTGAAACCTAATATCTTCTAAAATTTTTGGATAAACGTTTGCCAACACCTCAACCTGTTCAACAGTTAGACTATTATTGTTTAAATCTTCAATTGCTGAAAATGGGTCTAATGCTGTTTTAACTTGACGTTTAAACTTATTTAGTTCCATATCAGATGGTTTGTAAGTTTTGCCTTTTATTAGCGGATTGTTTGGCGTCAGTGGTTTAGGTATAACACTAATTAAATATTGAGCGGCTTCAACTGCTTTAAGCTTTGTAGCTTCAGCTAATTGTGGTGCACCTGTTTCTCCCATAGCATCTAGAGCATTTGTTAAGTCATTGTTTTGAGGGTTATTAGCAAACGCATAAAGTTTTTGTGATAACTTATCAAAATTATCATCTTCTTTATTTCCTGTTATATTGGCAATTGATAAGGTTGTCATTGCTTTAGCGGGTTTTTCGTAAGACTTTAAAGCCGCTGGAATTGATTCCATTTTTTTAACAACAGATTTAATTTTTTCATTAGCAGATAAAATGCCACCAACTTCATAAGCGCGTTTACCATAGTCCATAATTCTTTTAGCACCAACACCTACTGCGGCACCTAGTAAACCACCAACACTACCTCCGGTAGCTCCAGCAAGTAAATCTCTGAATCCTAAAAATGGAGCGGCTTGTTCTTTTGACGCGGCTTGCTTTAAATTCTTTTCAATTGTTTTTGCAACTCGGTATTGGTCGTTATATTGTTTAAACATTTCAATCTTAGATTTAGCACTTGGATCAACAATTTCAATTAGTTTAGGCAAATCATCTTTAAGGTAATTCTGAATATCTTTATCAATCAACTTTCTAACATCAGAAGCAATATCAACTTTATTAGCAGCCCTATCGTACTTAACTAAATCACCAGTGCGAGTTTGGTAATCTCTAATAAATCTTAAATCTGTACTCTTTGCATTAATTGCATTATCTTTCATTAGCTTATTTAAATAGGAAATCTCACCATCAACTTCTTTTAAGTAAGAACTGTATCTTGGATCACCTTTAAATTTTTCAGTAAAATCATCTATTTTAGTTACTAAATTTTTAAAATCATATCCTAAATTTTCTATATTAGATTTAGTTACATCATCTGCAAATTTTAATTTATCTTTTATTAAAACATGAGCATCATCTATGATTGTACCAATCCCCTTACCAGCAACAGCTTTGACTTCCGAAAATTTCTGTTGAAGCTTTGGAAGATTAAACAGTAGACCGGGATCATCTTTTGTAATTGCTCGCATAACATTTGGTAGTTTTTCAACTACATCTGGAGCAGTATCCTGAAGTTTAAATTTTTGAGATGGGGTCAAGTTTAAAGCGTTAAGAGCGGAATCTTCGTCAAAAGATTTAATTTTTGCAAAATTTTCTAATTTATCTTTTCCAAGCTTAACCAGTGGTTTAGTTGCTTCAATAGCACCTCCAAAAATCCCACCAAATAATCCACCAGCCAATAATGTTTCAGCAGCTTTATCTGGTTCTCCTAACATTGCTTCAGTTACAGCAATAGGAGCAGTAAATGCCACACCCTCAGCTGCTGAGCCAGCTATTTTAGGAGCAGCTTTTGCAATTACACCTTCTCCTAAAGTTTTTCCAGCCGCTTCAGCTATTTTTTTTTCTACAGCTACACCTGCTTTAGTAGCTCCTTTAATTAATTGAGTAGCGGGAAGAGCGATTCGTCCTGCAGCAGTACTTGGATTTGCAAACGAAGATAAAAATCCAGCGGTGCCTCCAATAGCGTTAAAAGTACTATGTGCATTTTTTATTGCATCTTTTTTTGCAACATCTAATGGATTAGCAGTTGCATCATAAATATCTTCTGGAATTCCAAGAAAAGTCTCATCAATTGCTTGCCCTACTCCAACTTTTAATCCACCAATAAACCCTGAATTATTTTTAACCGCTTGTCTAATAGCCTTATCATCATCGGATTCTAATTTCCAACCATTTGCAACAGCATCATTTAATTCAGAAACATCTAAAGAGTATGATTCACCACTTGGATCAAGCACATCAACTCTAGTGCCTTTTTTAAATGCATGAGTTCCAGACTGTAAAGCCTGAGGAACTTTATCTAACGTCAATTCTTCTGGTAGACCAGTTTGTACGTTATAAATTTTTTCCATGATTTAGTTTTTTTTAGCTGACGTTGGTGAAAATTCTCTAGGAAGTAATCCCATATTTTGTAAACGACCAATCTGTCCAGCATTTTTTGTTGAGAGTAGTTGCTTAAGTTTTTGTTGTTTAATCCTGATACGAGACACTGAGTCCGATGGTAGCGGTAGTAAAGGCTTTACAAGTCTTTCAATCTCCGCTTCTTGAATAGTTCCCTGACCCTTCATAGTAGCACGAATTGCTGACTCAATGTTAGCATTGTTAGCTTCTACTTGAGCTTTTTTATCTGAAAAAGGAATATTTCCTTCTATTCCACCAATACCTTCTGCTTCTGAAAAAATACTATCAATTGTTTTAAACGCCGCCTGAGTTGCGTCGTAAACTTCTTTAGCTTCTAATAATGGTTTTTGCGCACTATCAGGTAGCATATTAATTTTAGCTGTAACAGGATCAACTGCTTGTAAAGATTCTTGCGCCGCAAGCTTGTTAGCATGTTCTTGAAACTTAGCAACAGTTTCTTGTTTTTTTAACTCCAACTCAGCCATTTGGTTTTGTATATTAGCTGCTACTTGCGCATTCCTAGTTTGACCTTGTATAGCTTGTAGTTTCATTTGGGCAACTTGATACATTGAAGCTTTTGTTGCTTCAGCTGCTAAAAAGTCGTCTTTTAATTTATTTCTAAAATCTTGATAAATAGAAACTTTATCCTTAGCTGCACTCAACTTACTATTTTTATTATTTTCTTGAGCGGCAACATCCATTCTAACCATTCTATCTAATGCTTCAATACCTTTATTTCCAGCAATAGCCGTTAAAATAATGTTACCAAATTTTTGTGCAGTTGACATGTTAGAGAATACTCTGTTTGGATCTATGTCTCCAGACGCTATTTCTTCAACTTGTTTTTGAGCTAATAATATTTTACCATCGACTTCTTTTTGTCGAGCATCCCTAGCTTCTTGTTGCTTTATTTCAAATTCTTTGAGTTTACTATCATATGCATCAACAGCAGCTATTTCTTGAGCGGCTGCCAGTTTACCAACTTCAGCAGCGGTTCCTAGAGCTTTAATTGTTTTATTATAAGCGTCCAAATTTGGACCAGATGGTTGTATTGATTGAGTAGGGGTTTGTTGCGGGGTTACTTGTAACTGGTCAACACTTATAGGAGCTTGTGGAGCTGGTGCAATTCCTCCGGGCAAACCTAACTCACCGCGCTTTTGTGCTATTTGCTCAACAACAATTGGGTTTGTTGTCGCTAATTGCGCCGTTGGAGCAGCTCTGTCTAAAACGGAATTTCCATCGGCAACTATATTTAACGCTTGTAATTCTGTATCTGGAGAGTTATATTGTGGAAGATCAAATTCCATACCCTGTAAAGCAGGTGCATTTTTACCTAAAGATTGTTGTACAATCCTTGCTTTTTCTGCGTCTACTTTTGTTTGTGTGTCAGCCATGAATCCCTCAATCTATTATTATACCATTATTTTAATTTAATGTCAAGTTTATGCAAAATAAGATTTGCGTTTATTTTTTAATTCTTCTTCATCATCCATAGTAGTTTGATTCAAATCTTTCATTTCAACGGATTTTAATCCCGGAGCAACCACCTGCTCAACTTTTTTTGCGTTTTCTAACTCTGGAGAATAGTCTACACCAGAAGATTGTTGCATTTTTTTCTTTTTAAGCATGTCGAAAAATTGCGATTGAATATCTGGACCGCTTTTTTGCCCAATACCTTTTTGTACTAAAGCTTTACCAAAGTTTTGCATAAACATTTTACCATCAAATGCCATAACTAAACCTTTTCTTTTTTATTTTCTAAATTTTTAATTCTTTTCATTATATCAGAAATAGCAGCCAAAGTAGCGGGGACAGCTCTTTTCATATCAACCATTTTTCCAATATTACTATCAACAATCATATCTTTTCCTATCTTACTTTTTTCTAAATCTTGTGCCATAATTCCAGTAACTTCACCGTCTTGATAAGATTCTCCATTAGGCTGTTTATATTTAAATTTTGAAGCTTTTAATTTTACAGCAAAATCTTCTAAGTCTTTTGGAGACGCTTTTTTAATATCTTTTTTTAAATTTTCATCGGACATCATTAAAGCAGCACCTGCACCAGTTTGTATTAGATTTTGTAATCCCTGAGCTTTAGCTTGGTTGGCTTGAAACTGTAGTGCTTGAGTAGCGCCTGCAATTCCTGCTCTTGTATTTTCTAAATTTTGAGAAGACTGTTGTTCTCTTATTAAATCTTGAGAGTATGCGTCTTGTGCAGCGCCCATTTCTTGCGCTCTTAAGGCAGCAGCTTGTCCAGCCATTTCTTGGTTAGCACCGGCTTGTGCTCTAAATGCTTGTCTTAATGCCAACCCTTGATTACTTCTTTGACCGCCAGCTAATCCGGCTATTTGCGCTATATTTCTGTCAGTACCACGTTGAAGTTGTTGTTGAGCTACAGATGTTGGATCTTGTCCTAGTGCTTGAGCTTTTAAAGTTTTTCTAAATTCCAACTGTTCTTTTGATGGAGCAAAAGCAGCGGCATTTGGATTATATCCACTAGGTGTATTAACTTTTCCAGTAATAGCATCAAAAGCACCGCCTAACTTTCCTTCTAAACCTGGTACCGGACTAAATGCGCCTTTACCACTAAGGTTTAAAGGGTCTACTGTGCTTACTGCTACTTTAGCTACTTTTTTAACCGCGCTTCCCATTATAGATCCTTTATCATAACAATAATGTTATTATTTGCTGAATGAATTCTATACCCATCCGTTGCCATCATTTTTAAACTTCTAATTGGATTTCCAGTACCAACCTCAACCGTTCCGGTCATATACTTACACCCAGATTCACGTGCAATTGCTTCAATGTTTGAGCATAGTTCGCTCATTAATGCTAAATTTCTATATTCTGGAGCTAAGTAACAATGATTGATATAACATTCATCGCCTTCAATCTTATAACTTGCCCAACCTCTATTTTGAGAGTCAATGTAGCAGGATTGTCCCGGATAAGTCTCCTCAAGATATAATTTATATTGTATCATCAGTTGGTTCCAAACCCTTGCGATTGATTAATCTTTCCAGTTCCAGATTTTAACCCAATTTCAAAATTTAGGTTAGAAAGCGATAAACCACGTCCATAAGTGTCATTTTGTGACTCTTTTATCGTAATTCTAATACTCTGGGATTTTTGAGACTTGATATCTAGGCGAAATTGGTAGGCGTTTAGACCAGAATCTCCACCGTAATATTCGTCAGACCCATAAGTAGCGCTATCACCATAAGTGCTTGAGTTTATAAAATCATCAGATGCAATAGTCTTACTTTCTGTAAATAGATTTTGATAGTTAAATGCAGTTTTAATTGTAAGGTTGTGGCTTGAGAAAAACTCACCTAATCCTAAAAGTTTATAAACTCTTTGAAACCCTTGAACTCCGGCAAAACTTAACCACCCAGTATCAATTTGTAAACTAATAGGTTCACCATTATCTAAAAATGAGCTATCTTGTTTATATACTAAATTTTCATTATTTCTTAAATAAACATAACTACTATTTAAAATCTCACCATCTTTTCCACCATGGTTATCAAATATAGACCATTTTTCAAAAAAAGTATCGTATACAAGACAGTATGAATCATCTGTTAAAAATCTAACTTGGTTATTGTCTGGAACATTTGTTGCAGCTGTAATTTGATATTGATTGTATGCCTCTACTGGAGCACCAATATACTGGACATTTAATCCTCTGTTTAATAAGTAAATCCCTTTACTAGATTTAAACATAATGCCTACCGGAGTAATCACTACTGAGGCGGGGTCTTCACATCCGGCGTCCGAGGATATAATCTCAGGTTCTCCAAAATCCGATTGTTCTCCTGTATTATTTGGACCATTTCCAGTGAATAGGAATATTAGGGATTTTTTAAAAATAATTAATTTATCATCTAACACTCCAAGAGCAGTTACTGGACCGCCTTGATTACTAATGTTAACTCTTAAAAAATCTGAAAATTGTGCTGGAGTACCTGGAGAATAAATTTTTGAGTAAGCGATTTGTTCTTGATCTTCTAATCCTGCTAACACTAACCTATTTTTCCAATTTACAATAATTGAAGCATTGGGTGCTGGGTCGTTATCTAACACGCCACCAGTAGTATATAAAGTAGGGTTGTCTAATAAACTAGCGTCGGTAGCTCCATCTGTATAAGTTACAGTGTCAACTGTTTTATCGTTAAAAGTTGGAGAGGAATATGATTGTAGTAAATAAAAAGTTGTTCCGGCATTTTCTGTTCGATACAACTCAATCATAACATTAGATTTTTGAGTTAGGCGAAGAGTTGGTATGATTACTTGTTGAGTTTGAGATGAGCCACCTGCAGAAGTTGTGACGCTTAGGGGAATTGAGGTAGCGCTTCTATGAAGTTGTCCACGATTGTCAAACCAAGAGTAAACAGCCACATACTGATATACTCCATCACTCATCGATCCACCAGATGCTGAGTTTGTACCAGCCGTTAACCCTTCTGGAAACAAAAAGAAATTATCTTCAGTTACAGTAGATCCATCATAATTCTTAAGAACTCCACCAGTGATATATAGGTTTTGTCCTAGTCCAGAATCCTGATAGTTAAGTGTTGGCTCAAAATTAATAGTGTTTCTGCTAATCCCAAATGTACTAGATGCTATTGATCCTGAGGAATCTTCAGATTGAAAGATAATAGATTTTATCTGCGTAGAAAATAAAAACTCACCAGTAGATAAAACACATGGCTCCATTAATTGACTTTTACCTAAAACATTTCCTCCAATTCCAGGAGAAAATCTGGCTTGAATTATACCTGCAAGATCTGCCAAAAAGTATGTTTGTTGTAAAGTAGAGTCGTGAACCAAAAGTGTATATTGAATATCGTTATATTCAAATAGCTTACTAGCTTGTGATACTGAGCGTAAAAATACTGCGGCTGTTCCGGCTGTTCCAGCAAGAGTTATTGTGTTTTTACGTGTTAAATATTCGGAAGCAGTTGAGTCAGATATGGTATATACCGCCGTCATTGTAGTGGTTGCAGTTTCTATTAGACTAACATTTACTACGTTTGCTATTGTTTCTATTACTGTTGCTGATAGTAAAGTAGCGCTTAGTGTATATGATAAGCATATTGCAAAAACTGATGTAGCGTTGTGATATGCAATCCAAATTCTATCTTGAGAATCATTTGTAATAGTTATACACTCTGTTGGCTGAACATTAACTCCAGTAGCACTGGATAATGCATCTGAACTGTTTATATAAAACACTTGCAATTCATTTCCAGCAGTTGAGTTATATGCAACATAAATTCTATCATTAATGTTTTTTGTATCATATCTTGGATTTGTACTATCTAAATCAGATTTAACGGTAACTGCAGAACCTAAAACTGTAGGATTTGCAGAGTTTACTTTTTTGTATTTTAAAACACCTGTTTCTCTATAAAATAAATAAAACTGTGATTGATTTACTACAACTTGTGGATCTTCCGCGCTAGCTGATAACTCTATATCAGATTGAAAAAAAGTATTTGAGGTGGTGTCCACTATTGAAAAGCGGCAACCGCCTCTACTATCTTTCCATACAAATGCTGCAATATTGTTTACACAACTAGAGTGTATTTTAGTAGCATTATATGCATTTCTCATTACCGGAACAGAGGTTACGTTTAAGTTTGAGATATCGCCACGGTCTACCCACTTCTCAATATTTTCAGAATACGAATATAGTGTAGTGTCAGAAAACCCTACTAATTCATTATTAAACACGGCTAAAGATTGTAAAGATTCAACCTCATCTCCGCTGGTGTTATATTTTTCTAAAGCATTATATCCATTTCTTTTAGTAATTTTGCGCGGAGACGAATAAGTTCCGTTTATTATTTGATACATTTTGCCGAGATCTAATTGCTTAGTGTCGGTTTTTGTATCCATCCCTGATTCAAAATTAATAGGAAGACTTTGTTTTTGTAACATTGGTATTCCTTAACTAACATGCCATTTTGAAGTTCCATCACTTACTACAATTCTAGATCCGTACTCTTCGTCCATAACATAACTTGTATCACCATCAATAGTATCAGAACCAGCACGTGCAATTGTTATAGCATTTGTATCAGCTTGACCTGTTGCATCCTTTAAAATATAAATTCGTCCAGCTGTTACTGCTGAAGCAAGTGGTAAAGTTATAGCTCTGGCTGCACTAGTGTCAATAATTAAATATACAAATGTATCAGATGGGGATATTGTAACATCTCCAGATACAGCACTTGTTTCAAATATTGAGGCTGACCCGGGGCTGGATACGATCGATCCGCCGTCGGTAATTTGTACCGCTGTTCCAGAACTATTTGTAAAGTATAAATCTCCGCCGACAGCGTGAATTTTGTTAGCATTTGATGCGCCGGATAAAGCAACCGCTAGATCTACTAACTCAACAGCTTCAACGTTTTCAAGTTGATTTTCTTGAATGTCTAGATCATCGTTAATGTTCATCCCATTAGGTTTTACTTTAACGCCTTTACCAGATGAGTGGTCGTGAGCATCTACAAGATCAAAAGCATCATTGACATCTTGTGCCCAAGTTGGACCCACGGTCACGCTTGGTGTTGGTAAATCTAAAAGCATGTAAGTTGTTGACATATTTTTTATTCCTTAATCTAAAACACGTATAAATCAACTGTAACATTAGCACTACAGTTAAGATCTAATGTCAGACTAGGGTTTGCATTGGAATCTTGAGAATCCCATATAATAGCACTTGCCCTTTGTCGAACAATTATCCAACCAACCGGAGGTCTTCCCAATTTGTGGGAAACTTTAACCGTTGATGCGGATAACAGCGATACATTCTTTACTAATCTACCTTGTAAAATATCAGTAGTAGGTAAAAGAGAAATTGCTTGCTCAACATTATCTTGCATTCGAGATAAGACTTCGTCTTCAATCTCTATTTTTTTAAACTTTTTAAACACTAAAAAATCCTACTGCGGTAGTAGCCACCGTATAACGATGTATTCACATCAGTAATACTTTTAGGCATACCCGCATCTCTACGAGCAGACATCGCTATAATTCTTTGTCTTAACATTTCTTTTTCTTGTACTAAAAATGAAGTATCACTCTCTTCTTTTGCTAAACATTTACGAGCAGCATCTACTACAACATATTCTTCCCAACCATTAATACCATCAAGAGTTGAGGCATCTACAGTTAGCACGGTAGCGCGAGGAACATACCATATCCGGTAAGATCCAGCTGCATTATCTTCTGGAGTAATGTATATTTTGTCTCCGACTATGCGGTATTGGTTTTGATATTGAGAGAGAGCTAAAACACCAACGTTGTTATTTAAATTATTTCTGTTTGCAAAGTCAAATGGCATCATAGTATAGTAGTTTGATCCATCGCTGCTAAAATCTACGCCACGAAGTTTATAAAAATCCGCAGGCAGCGTATAGGTGTTAGATCCAGATGCAATTGTAAAACTTGTAGGGGCGGCTGTATAGTAATCCTCAAATGAAGCTACTAATAGATCGTATAACTCTTGATAAGAAGAGTTTATGTATTGATTAAGTTCGGAATCCTCAACAAAGTTGGAATTCTTCATATCAGCTCGTGCACGAACTCGCGTTCGTAACGAGGAAAGCGTTTCCGCCATGTGTACCTCTTAAAAAAGAGGGCGTTTCCGCCCCCGATTATTCCATTTCAGATTCAGAACTATCTTCTTCCATGTCGCACATGTCCATAAAATCTTGAAGATAAGATGCTAACATTTTTGCATCTTTTTTTTCAAAAGCGGCAATCATTTTTTTAGCAGCATCTTCTTTAGCAGCGGAGTAATCAGATTGAGGTTTTTCTTCAACCATTTTTTCCTCTACTTTTTTTTCTGGACTAAGTTTTGCAACGATAATTCCAGCAGCATTTTTTTTGTCAGGCATCATCATCATAAAAGCCTCTTAATTAAAATTCTTGAGATGAATTTTTGAGTGTGATTTCCATTAAAACTTTAGCACCAGATTGAACATCTGCATCAGCAAGGTCAACGTTAGAAGCAAATTGAAGGTCGAAAGTTTTTGCTCCGTTAACATCGTCATTACGAATAAACGAAATTACGCCGCCAGCATCAGTTAAAGCAGCATCCGCTGGACCAACCAAAGTTACTTGGCAACCTTTGATTGCATAGTAAGCATCGTTTAGTGTGATCGTGTAACGACCAGCTTCAGAGTCTGTAAGTGCAATACTGAAACCTTGAGTGCTTGAGCTAGAGATTGCTCCTGAAGAACCGATAGTCATTTCACCGTAAAGTTTTACGATTCCTGATTCTAATGTTCCTTGAAACTGTTTAAATCTTCTGTTAGCCATGTGAACTCCTTTACCCTTTCGGGTGGGTATGGGTACAACCTACAAGATCCCCATCGAGTAGAATTGCCTGATAATTATTTACCAGGATTTATTTTTAAATACAAAATCATTTTTTCTAAAGTTTGTATATTGTCTTTAATTTTACCTAAGGATAAATTGCATTCATCGCAAAGTAATCCTCTTATTTTTCCAGAAGTGTGGCAGTGATCTACCATCAAACTTCTTTTTAACTCACTTTCATTTCTATCACAAGTTGCGCAACAATTATTTTGTGCTTTTTTCATTTCTTGGTAATCTTCTAAGGATATACCGTAGTTGCGTTTTAACTGAGTTTCTCGTTTCCTAGTTGGATTATCTTTTTGCCATTGTTTGCTGGCATTAGTTTTGCATACTTTACAAAACCCATATAATCCACTACGAACTGTTTTATCTTTATGAAAATCCGCTTCCGGTTTTTCAATTTCACATCTATTACACCATTTTGTTTTCATATCTTATAGTATAACACAAAAACATAAAAAAGGAAAGGGATTTCTCCCTTCCCTAGTTTAAAAAACTAAAACTAATTATACGGAAATATTAATGTTATATCCGGGTGCGTTGCAACCCAAATTGCCGTAGAAGCCGTAGCGCACTTCAACCCCATCAGCAGATGATTGTCTCAACATTTGAAGTCCATCACTATCAATTACTCTTACAGCTTTACCAAGTGAGTAAAGTTTCCAAGTATTTAACTGAAGACCAAAAATTGAAGAAGACGGACAGTTTTGATCTGGGATACACTTAATTGGACCACGAGGACCATTTACCATGATACCACGGAAACCAACTTCAGGGTTAACTTTAAGATCAACATATTGAACTTTAGATCCAAGAGCTTTTTCCAACTCAGCATATTTAGCGTATGACATAAAGAAGTGATCAATTTTTCCACCTTCTCTAGCAGCTAAACTTGCACCATTGATAAGAGCTTCTTCGATTGGAAGAGCAGTAGCATCCAAACGTAAACCACCTAAACGAGTATCAACACTTCTGTCAACACCAAAGAAAGCAGTAGCAGCTGGAGCAGAAGATGGAACCCATCCTTCAAGACCAGAAACTTTAAGACCTCTATCGCCTTCAACAAAGATATAATCGTTTGCTGCGATATCACCAGAACCAGAATAAGTTCCAGTTACTGTTAATAGACCAGAAGCTCTGTTGATTGCTACAACTGGAAATTCATCATCTGAACCATCAGAAGTTCTGATAGATCCACCAGTTTTTGCAGAGTAAATTACAATAACTTGACCAAGTTCAAAGTTAGTAACATCTTCAGCTGATTTAAGTTGGATTTGGAACGTAGAAGCGTTTGTAGACGGTTCAGCATTAACTTGTCCAATATAACCAGAAGAATCACGGTACATAGAGATAGCTAGAGATCGAGTTAAGCTGTTAATACAACCATCGATTTCTACAGTAGCAGCTTCCATAAATGCGTTAGCATTACCTTTAGAAGCTTCAAGAGTTTCGTTATCAATAGTAGCGATTGAGTAATCTTTTACGCGTGTTAACACGAAATCTTCTAGTTTAGAAGTAGAAGTACCAGCTTGAGCAGTTGCAAAAGTAGCAGATCGGTTTTGTGGGTTACCATATATCAAAGGTATTGGTAAGTTACGACCACCGAAATCTTCATATTTAGAAACTAAAGCTAGAAGAGGGTTATCTTTGTAGACCATCATCTGGACTACATCATTAGTATAATGTTGCTTAAGCGCAGCATCAAACGAGGTAAGATCTAAAGACATAATTTATTCCTTTTAAGAAAGTTTTTTTAATTTTTGTTTACTAACAACCATTGCTAGTAAAACTAAGTATTGCTCCATCGCAAGAGTTGAGCGGCACGTCTTTTGCTTTCCTCAATGCTGATCGGTTCACGATTAAAGCTTGAGTTTTGTGCGTTTAACGAGTTACTCAGGGTTTTTGGGGTATTATCTTGACCCTGGTTTGTCTTGGTAGCACTTTCAGGCACTTGCGTTGGTTCTGCCTTAGGTGCAAATTTTGATTGAAACTTCTTCAACTTAGTAGCTCCTTCCACTAAAGACTCCAAATATGACTCAACGTGATCAGCCGCTTGGTCAATTGGGAGAACCTCTTCGTGTTCATCAAAGTACTGTTGAATTACGTCAAAAACTAGGTCAAAATTCTGCTGATAGTTAATTAACTCGTATTTATCAGCATTTTTCTTAATGGTTTCTACCAGTTCAGACTTAAAGCTTTCTATTATCTGGGTGTTTTCTTGTTGCTCACGTTCCTGGCGGGCTTTTTCTTCGGCTTCTACCTTAGCTTTTTCTTTAGCTTCTAATTCAGCTTGTAAATCAGCCTTTAGTTTTTTATACATAGCATCGGGATCATTAGCCTTTTCTTCCTCTTTTGTAGCTAAGCCTAATTTGTAATTAACAAGCTCGTCAAAACTCATACCAACTTCTTCAAATATTGAGTCTGGGTTGGTTTTAAACTTAGCTTTCTTTTCTTCCCATGATTGGTAGTTTGAGTCTTTATCTTTATACTTGGACTCAAGATCTTTCAATTTACGTTCTTTCTCAATAAGTTGTTTTTCTCTACGAGAAAGTGCTGCAAACCTTGAGGAGAAATCTTGTTCTTCTTTAGTGGAAGCGGGTTCTTGTGATTTTTCTGGGTTAGGTTGTTCTACAACTTTAACTTCTTCTGTAGCAGGGGTAGATGATGGCATCATTGAATTCACTGGTTGCGATTCTGACATTGGTTTTCCTTTTGAAATGTTATCTTTTAGCGCCCACTATGGGCTATTAAATCTGGGATTTTACTACGCTTGAGGAATTAGATCAGACGTTGGAAGCGCTTCAGGAACTGCCAAGGCTGGGTTAGTAGGTTGTTGTGGAGTAGCTAGTTTTATTAGCTGCGCACTATCCTCAATAAATCGTCTTAATAGTTCTAACTTTTCTTCCTCAACTCCACTAGTTTTTGCGCGTAAATATTGTGAGTTACCTATTTGAATACACAATTCTGGATTCATAAAAGGCTCTGGAGCAGAGTATTCATTTTTCTCCATCATCCACTCAATTACTGCATGTATATCATTATAAGCAGCAAGCTCATTATCCATTGCATCATCTAAATCTGGCATGTCAAGTAAAGATTTAGCAGTAGTTTGATTAATCATACCTGCTTGCAATAACTCTTGAACTCGTTGTAACCGTCCGGCTGGTTGAGTTGGTAAAAGGGACGCTGGGTATAGTTGTAAAATAAATTGATCTTTGCTTACTTGGATTTCCGACCACGATATTTCTTCAACTAGTTGGCTTCCAACAACATTTATAGATAGTTTAGGATTAATCTCGGATAACTCTTTTGATAAGTCAATACATCGGTTCCCTAATTCAATAAACATGTCTTCGTAAGCTTGAGATACTAGGCTGAATCTTTCTGTCTCAATATCTTGGTATTCACGTAAAGCCACACCGGAGTTTAGTCCAGCTGGTTTTTGAGAAGACGCGGAGAGTTGGGAAATACCTGTGATTTGAAACGCTTTTTGATATAGTGTTTCTAAAAAATTGTAAAGTTCAGTAGGCATTGCATTTGCTGTAACAATTGTTGGCGCGGTTCCGGTATATTTTATAATTGAGCCGATCTTATTATTGATGTGGTCTTCAACTACGCTTGATCCAGACTCAATTAAAACCCTAGGTACGCAAGCAAGGTTTTGAGCCGATTGAATATCTCTTAAAAGTTTGTTAATTTCAATCTGTAAACCAATTAATTCTTCTGCAATACCAACACCAAAAAAACCGAGTAAACGTCTAGACCATTTTAAAAATAAAAACGGAAAATCATCCTTGTTATAAGGTTGCGAGTCTAGTGTGCAATTTTCTATTGAAATAACTTTAACACCGTCGGTGGCGTTTTTTCCAGATTTTAAATGCCAAGATTCTCTTACTGTGATATAGTCCGCAGCATAGGATGTGGTTGTAGAAGCGTCTCCTGGCATTCCAGATGAAGCAGATATAATTTTTTCCGCGTGTTCTGGAAACATGTTTATAAGAACATCTCTGCTGATGTATTTAATTTGATGTAGTTGTCTAGGTTGTCCGTAAATGGACTCAGCATCATCTACCACTATTTCATTAATAAACACTCGCTCACACTTAACCGTTTCTCCATCTTGAAAAACTTTTAAAGCGCCAGTACCAAATACGCAAGCATCAACAAATACTTTACTCATTTCTGAATAGGCATTCATGTTATTAAATAGACCACCAATGTATTTGCTTAATTTCTTAGATCGTTGTTGTAAATTCCACGATCCACCGTTTGTGAGTGCTACAATTCTAGGTCTTTGTTTCGCAATCTTAGCAGCTGCAGAATCTACACAAGCTTTTACAACGTTATAAGATGCACGATTTTGAATAGAGGTAGCTGTTACGCGATCATACATTCCCATTCCAAAACCTTGTAAGTCTTGATTGGCGTATAAACGTGCATACCGTAAATTCATCATTTGACGGTAGGATTGAGATTCTATTATTGAGTTAGTTACAGCCGCGATGTGTTTAAATTGGTTTTCAGGCTCTACTTTCCACCACTGTGACTTAATTGTGCCGCCGTTAGCCGGTTGGTTAACATACTCCTCAATCACTTTCGCTTTAGGATCGTATGCAACAACTTTTTCTTCTATTTTAGATGGTTTTTTCGCCACAATTTGCCTTAATTTAATATAAAATGATTGAATTATGCCGTTTAATGGTCATTTATCTTAAGATATCTGGGATTTATGGTTAAAATTTCTCATGAGCAAACAAAATATCGTCCAATTCATCGAACTCAGTCTTATCAGTGAACGCTGGCTTCTTATTTAGCATTTCCATTGCATGTTGGTGATTCCCAAAAGCAGATTGGATAGCAGCTTTTTCTTGTGGTGACACTTGCATGATTTGAGTTTTAATTGGGGTTTTGGGCTTTGGAAGTGAAATCTCAATGTCCCCAACCTTTAAGTTAGTAACACCGTTATCATGCATAATTTTGAGGAGGGCTTTAATTTCTTTAACTCGCGTTTGGTCCATCGGGTGTATGCTCCGGTTGAAATGTGCGTAAAAACGCTTCACGATATTTATTCATCTCGACCCGCGTAAGCCACATTTGATGGTAGCAGTAGGTTTCTAAATCCGGTGTAACGTTTGCACCGTTTAGTGCGCGAATCAAAGATCGGGTGTATTGGACAAGTCGTTGGTAATACGGCGATTTGACGTTTCTAGACTCTCCATCAATTAAGTAGAGTTCTCGTGTATTCTCAGATTCGGTGTTTACCATTGTCTCTTCCATTACTATCCCTATACTATCTGGGTTTTATGAGGAGGGTTTTTTCCATTTCGGAACAATATCTTTTTTACGATTATACTCTTTTAATAAAGCAGAGCGATAAGATTTATGTTGTTCGTCAGTCATGAAACTGTGCTGACAAGTTTTGATGTCACACATTGTGATTTCAACGTTGACAGCGCACATAACACCATTCATCATTTCACACTTCATAGTTGAAAGAGTCACTGTTGAGGGTTTGTTGCACTTTTTGCACGCCGTAGCTATATAACTCTCCAAGTTTGAGGGTTAGCTACGTACTCTGGGCGTCGCGGCTACTGCAGTTTGTTTTGTCTATCTTGTATTTGCTGGGCAATTGTTTTTTCATAGTGAGCAAACTTCTCATCATCAGACATCTTATCCCACGATGATAGCGGTCCAGCGTTGTTACGTTTATTCTCCCAACGAGTGTGTTCTGCCCATAAAAATATTATTGAAAGAAAACCTAGGATTAATAAAATCATAATTACCTCTTAACTCAATCATATCATATTGACATGTTTGTGTCAACACTTAATTAATTGAAGATGATAACCTATTGATTCTCCACCCGTTATCCACGATAGGTCGACACATGATTGGACGAGGTAGATGTCGGCTCCTATCATTACTTTGGTTCCAGATATAATCCTATCAGTTGAGTAGTAGCTCATGAGGTAATCCTTTAGAATTTATCTACTCTCAACACAATGAGTTAAAACCTCAGTATCGTTTTTAAATTTAGCTTTAGATTCTCTAAAACATTTTGCATAATATTTATGACAACTTGCTTGCTCCGATTCCGATTTCCATCGAAGTTCGTTTCCAGTTGCAACCTGACAAAGTAATGCTATAGCCATAAAAAATTCCATAAGTACCTCCATAATTATTATCGGTTATTATTGATAATAAGTCAACAACTATTTTGAGGTAATACTAACCTTGGGGCGTTTCGCCGCCTTGCAAAGTTTATGCCATAGACTTTTGTTTGATATGGCTAACACGTTTTGTCCTTGACGTCACCACGCCACCATGTTATAATGAAAGTAGCGTCCGCACGTTTTGGCGCTACAACGTAAAAGCGCTACTTCCATTATATCAGAAAAAGTCCAATCTGTCAAGTTAGTAGGGTGGTTGGTTGAGGGATTACTGCGGCGTGCGTTTTAGCGTGCAAGAATGGTGCCAATGATCTACTTTTTTTCTAAATATTTTTCTATTATAGCTTTGTTGATATTGTATTGTTTTTTATCGTAATCAGTAACATTAGGAATATTAAGAATGTGTTTGAGTGAGTTGCGCTTTCCATATTCACGGGTGCAGATTTTGCAGTAGCGAGATTTAGTATAAAAACAATCTGAAGCTTTTAATTCTTTACAAGCTGAGCATTTTCTAGTTTTCATAAAACTCTCCAATCAATATTATACCACAAAGTTGTCGCGGTGTCAACAGTTTTCGTAACTACTTGAATTGTGGTTGGGCAGGGTATAAGTTATACTAATACTGTACTTATGTACTTAAAAATAAATAACTCAAAAAAAAATATAAGTACAACTGATTTCAAGGGGTTAGGCGTTTTGGGTCTTTTTACTATGGAGCTAAGTATCTGTTATTATTTATTTTTTTTTTTTTTTTTTGTGT